AAGCGCTCTGGGGTCCTCTACATCCGTAGATGAAGATTAATCCCGGGGGTCGGCCTGCAAAAGCCGATCCCCTTAGTCTAAATCCCCATTGTCGTCGCTCTTCTCAACAGCAAATTCTTTGGTCTGAATTTCTCTGAGAAGCCTCTTAAGAACGTCAAGCGGTAGTTCGAAGCTAGCAATGGCTTTATCTATCGCTAAAGCGTTCTTAAGGGTGAGACTATCTTTCGCATCAAGTCAAAGCATTCTTTCAGTGACAACAGTTGAACTGTTGACGCTGTCTAGAACTTCTTTGTATGATTTGAATTGATCGGTTAGCACGAGAGTGTACTGACTGTGGGAGACTTGAAGATCGTCACCGGTTCACACCAGTGCGTTCTTAATTAAGTCCTTCGCAAAATCACTTTGCGCCCACTCTTTCAGTAAAGCTTTGCCTGTAGCTGTCCTAATCCAGCGACCGCAAGGACTAGATGCCGTTTTAAGGGCTTTATCTTTAAATTGTCTGAATGAAACACGATTCGTGTTACAGTCAGCAATTTCGAGATAACTCCTGGTAAACGCGCGTCGCTCGTCTAAGTACCAAGCTTTGAACGTCTTTATCATAAAGGCGTCAAGCGATATATCCAAGGATTGACGGGTCACACTCTTAAGTGAGGTGTTCGGTGCTTCTTTCACAAGTCGCATCTTTATCGTAATTCTTTTCTGGAACAATTCGCAAGGATTGTTTCAGTGGATATATAGGAACGAAGACAAGAGGGTACGAACTTGGGATAGTTCGTCCCCGGGGTCGATTAGGCGTATGGAGTCCAGCCTTCCTCTATCCGCTAACTTTATTCAAAAGAGAGCAGGATTGATTTTAAATAGTCGCAGAGGAATAGGTGAGAACTCTTGACCATGTCGAAATAGCCTTTTGGCTATTTCAACTGAGTTCTCAGGTACAGGCTTTATGCTATCGCTAGGTTTTGTTGAAACTCCTAGTGATCGCATTACATCGATGTATTCTTGGGCTACTAAGGGATTGAAGATGACAACGTCATCTCCAAGAACAAGGTAGTCCTTGAATCCAAAGATGCGCTTTCTTCACGCGCATAAACGTACTAAGAAATGATTCGTTACTGCCATAGCCGGCCATGAGCTGTAAAGCCCCATGGGCTGGCCTACGGCATAGCGAACCTGTTTCTTAGTAAGTCTGTTGGCGACCTTGGCCGGGGTCGATATTTCGAAGTCACTAATTAGATTCTTCCAATCACTGGCCACACTTTCGTCTGACCAAATGATTGATAGAACCTCCTTAGTGAAAGAAACTGGTATTCTGTCAGTTGCTGTTGTGAGATCGATACTTCAAGGACGATTGTCCTTTAAGCATTGATTTCTGACAAGCTCAGGGATCTGATTGTGTTTGTATGTACAATCAGAAGATATATCTCTGAGGTATGCCATAAGTCTATCATGAATAGGCTTCAACAGCATCTGGCTGATTGTATCTCCAATGCAGATTATTCTGGTTTTACCCTCATAATCGGCAATGGCGGACAATCGGCGAACAGGTAACAGCTTCTTATCATATTGAGTTTTAGATTTGAGTGTCTCCACATACTTGAGATACTCTCCTCAAGGACTTCAGTCGTTAGATATGTGTCTAGAGAAGGCACATATCTTACTTCAGCAGTCCTTCGAGTAGTTCACTACTTCGAATAAAGACGTGCTTGACGCATGTCCAAATGGTCCTCTCTTTGAGGATCATTTGATTCTTGGTGTTGAACCCTCCCAAAACTCTTTCTGATCTTTGATTAATCCTAGTTGTTTCTGTGACATCGCTTCTTTAGCTTCAACAACTAAATTAGCGATAGTTTGATCCAAGTCGCTTGGTGGTAGATCTTCAATAGACGAAATGTCTATAGAAGGTTCTAACATTAAGTCTCTTGAACCTCAACACACGGAAAGTAGGGCTGTTGCAAAGTCATCACTGACTCTACAATAGCTTTCTACGACTAGAAACTTGCTCAGAGAACCATCAGATTCTTGGTGAAATCATTTACTTCAGTTCAAATCGCTGAAGTTATGATTTTCAAGAGCCTGGTGAGTACAAACTTTAATGAAGTGTTTTCTCAGGCACTTCAAAAGTGAGACTTTTCGTTCTCTGGATAGGTCTGACCTCAGCCAAGTCTTATGTAAAACTTGATTTACTCTGTAAATCTCGCTTTTCATATGAGACGTTAGGGATAATGTCTCAAGTAAGATCCTTAGACCTCCTGAAGACATATTCTCTTCTCAAAGTGAATAGGTCTCCAAGATGAATGGTTTCTTACTTGGATACTTTGGGATGACAAATCCCAAAGATTTTGACGGTTTGCACCGTTGTTGGGCTTCACGCCCTTCGATGCTGTGCTTACCATTAACTCCCTTTCGGTTGTTAACGTGCGCCGGCGAAGCTTGTAGAATTGGATTCGTACAAAT